GAATTTCTCAACGTAGCCTTTGGCTGGCTGCCGTTCGTCGACGACGTTACCGATTTAGGTAACGCCGTGAAGCACGCAGATACTGTGCTTGCACAGTACGAGCGTGATTCGGGACGATTGGTTCGCCGCCGTTACAACTTTCCATCAGTGCATGAGACGACAGAGGAGGTTGTTGCATTGAATCGCTACCCGCTTTATGCGGGTGGCGCCACTGCAGCAGTCGACAATGCGCCTCATTCGGGGTTTGTATCGCGGAAGGTGGAGACCTCCCGCAAACAATGGTTCTCTGGTGCATTTACCTACTATATACCTTCCGATTATGACTCTCGGAAGGCACTAGCAGGAGACGCAGCAGAAGCCGAGAAACTACTCGGCAGTCCATTGTCTCCAGACGTTGTCTGGGAACTCACCCCGTGGAGCTGGGCCATAGATTGGTTCTCGAATACAGGCGATGTTATTCATAACATCGGTGCATTCGCCCAACATGGTCTGGTTATGCCCTATGGGTACATGATGGAACATACCATCACTAAACATACCTATAGACTGTTTGGAGGAGGTCTCGGTGACCAAATCGAAACAGTGACTCCGGATCTTGTTCTCGTAACAGAGACCAAGAAACGGATTCAGGCTAACCCCTATGGGTTCGGCGTATCCTGGGATGGTTTGTCTTCATTCCAGACCGCCGTCCTAGCTGCGTTGGGAATATCCCGGCGTAGTTAGCAGGTTCACTGCTAAACACCAGGGGCGCTTTCGCGTCCCGACAACAGATAGGAGCATGCCTTATGGCATTTGCTGACCCACAGACCATCACCATCTCAGCTGTTACGTCTCCCCTCCCCCGTGTTTCCACGGGTGTTGGACAGGCGGAATATCTGAGTGCTGACGGTCTGATTTCACTCAAGGCGTCTAACGCCTACGGGCGTCGGACACGGAGAGTGATTAGGGTTGACCACTCGAAGATCACTGCAGATCCGTTTATCCCGGCGAATAACGTCAAGGTCGGAATGTCCGTATATTCCGTCTTTGACCTACCGCCAGTGGGATACACGGCTGCTGAGGCTTTGGCCATTTACACCGGCTTTAAGACTCAGCTTGCAGCGTCTTCGGATCTCCTCATCACCAAACTTCTTGGTGGTGAAAGCTAATCGACCAGGACTTATCAGAAGTCTTACGAGCAATTGATTTTGACTCGTTGGATGTTCTGACCCTGGAGGAATTTCAGAGTATGACGGAGCATGTGAATGCTACGTTTTTCCTCGTTGTTCCTATTAGCCGCGGAGATAGAGTTGAATTCCTACTATGTTGTAGGAAATCTTCTCTGTGGGGGCCCAGCGAGAACGAGTCTATCTAAACTCGTTCTTTCTGCTCCCGCCAATATCATAGGCTAAGGAAAGACCACCTCTATTTAAGGAGGGGCTTTGAAAAGCCTGATATTGCTCTGGAAGGTACTGGCCGATGAGTTGGCCAGTAGGTGTTGTACTAGCGCCACCATGGACTCCAAAAGAGTCCAGGTACGGTGCGAACATGAGGGGTTATCATTCCTTACGATAACCCTACCCGAGTTCGGAAAGGACCTCCAAAAAGGTCTTGACCGAGGACGGGTCGATCGCGATCTCTTCACTGGTTTCCAGTGGAGGGCAGGTCTCCCCCTATTTCTAGGAGGTTTCCTCGATCGTGTGTTCGACCGTGGTAGTGGTGAGTTGGTTGACTCACCTGACATAGATGCAATCTTTGCAATTCGGCAACTTACGTTGTCTTTTGCAAAGATCGCCCTCCCTTGCAGCGATGTAAGGGAAAGGCGAGCTATGTCAGATTACGTCAATTGTGAGAACGAGGTGAAGGAGCATGATGCGAAAATATCCGAGAGTGATTTACTTTCGGACTTTTCACGTGTTAGCTCCCTTTTGTTTGCGGATATATTCTCCAAAGTCGACAAAGCAGTCTACGATGGAGTCCTTATCCCCAAACACGGACCAGGCGCAACAGCGGACAGATACCGTGGAAACGGTAAATATTCGCTACGCAAATGGACCGATCGTCTGGAAGAGTATTTCCCTGCGGGGGAATACCTCTTGCCTAACTGGTCATTTTTTGACCAGTATGACGATATTCACCACGTCGAACCCGGTTCCGAAACCCCCGTCAAGGTGGTCTCGGTTCCTAAAACGCAAAAGACACCTAGAATCATTGCGATTGAACCCTGTTGCATGCAGTACGTGCAGCAAGGGATTCTTCGCGAGATTCTGGAGGCGATTCAAGGAGTTAACCACCTTGATCACTTCCTCGGATTCCTAGACCAAACGCCTAATCAGCGAATGGCTAAGAAAGGGTCCATCGATGGATCCTTAGCGACACTCGATTTGAGTGAAGCGTCCGATCGTGTCTCGAATCAGCTCGTACGGTTGCTACTGCGCAATCATCCACATTTGCATCGTGGAGTTGACGCATGTCGCAGCCGGAAGGCTGATGTACCTGGCCACGGAGTAATCCGTTTAGCCAAGTTCGCGTCTATGGGTTCAGCTCTCTGTTTCCCATTTGAGGCGATGGTTTTCTTAACCATCATCTTTCTTGGGATTGAAAGAGATCTCAACTCACCCCTTAGCCATCATACTGTTAAACAGTATGTGGACAAGGTGCGCGTCTACGGGGACGACTTGATTGTCCCTGTAGAAAACGTACGTTCCGTTGTCAGTATGCTGCAG